CGATGCCAACGGCGGATCACTCTTCACGGCACCCGGAATGGACTCCACTTCCGACTCGTCGAGCGTCGAGAGCCCCACGAGCGAGAGCGTCACGCGCCGTTTGGCTTTCGTCTCGGCCTTCAGCATCGCGTTCGCGCGAAACTCGCCCTTCAGCGTCGCGATCGGGACGGCCCCGGTACTCTCGTCGTACCGCCCGTTCGGCATCGTCGCGCGGGCGGTGACGACGTAGGTATCCTCGAGCACGTCGCGCGCCGTGATCGCCACGCTGATCCCATAGATCTTGCGGAGTTGATCCGTGCAGTTCCGCGTCGCGTAGAGCACGAGCTTACCGGACAACTTGAGGAACTCGAACGGCTTCGTGAGCGGATTGAGTCCGACCGAGTCACACACGGCGCCGTAATACGAGACCAGCTGCGCCGGCGTGAGCTGCGCGAGATCGCCCCCGAGCAGCACGCGGGACATGACCTCGGGGGACGGTAACTCTTTCGGCGGCGCGAGTGTCGTGACCGGTTCTGTCATAGCCTCATGCCTCCTCAGGGCCCGCGCCACCCGATCGTCCTTGCCCTGCATGCGCCGGGCGATCGTCCGCATGTCCACGAAGCGCCGGCCCACGTGCCTCTCAGCCCTTCCGGAAGTTCACGTCATCATCCCGCCGCAGGATCGTTAAGAGTTTCTCGGCTTCATCGGTTCGAATGGGACTATTTGCCGATTGCGCCATCCACGTGATCAGCGTGCCGACCACTTCTTTCAGCGTGGCAATCGCCCGTTCGTCATTCGTGATCGGTTCTCGCATGTCGCCTCCCATCAACTCGCCCGCCGCCACCGTGGGAACCGCAAGCGCTGCCGATCCCAGCGCCACTGCCGGCGCACGGCCCGCGTCTCGATCACCAGGCCCGGCGAGACATACCCGCAGCGCCCGCAGTAGACATACAAGCCGTCCGTCTCCATCATCAGCAGCCCGTGATCGCGAGGACACGTCCAGCGCACCCAGACGGCCGTGACGAGATCCGCGAGCGCCCGCCGCATCGCTTACCGCGTGGCGAGAATCCGCGTGACGCCGTTGAGGCGCACGTAGAGAAAAACCATCCGCTTCATGTTATCCTCGCAACTTATTGACATAGCGCAACTTAGAACAGTTCATCCATTATAGGACTCACCATCGGGAGACGCGCGCCGCGCCACACCCACGACCCGTGGTGTTACTCCGTCGTCTTCGCCTTCGCCGCCGCCACGCGAGCGCGGTGATCGCGCTGGTATTGCGCCATGCGCGAGGGCGCCGGATTCAGCATCCTCGGACTCGACTTGCCCCAGCGGTTCGTGTTGCCCTTCGGCGCCCCGCCCTTTTTGCCGTTCTCGCGCACGGCTTTCGTCTTCTTCGCGGATTTGGCCCGGCCGCCTCGGCGTCCGAGGATGCCCATCGCCAGCGCAATCAGGCGATTTTCAAGTTCTTCACTGGTGGGCGTGTCTGGCATGACGCCCGCATATATATATCTGCTTTAGTTGGGTGTCAAGTGGAATATGGGCGTGTCGGACTGACACCGACACCGACTCGTGCTATCAGAGAACATGGACACCCCAGCATCACCGGACGTGCGGCTCTTGGATCTCGTGCTCGCCGGGATTGACGCAGGCGTGATTACCTCCGAGGCGGATCTGGCGCGGCTGTATACGTGGCTCTGCTTGCGGGCCACTTCGCGGGATCAAACTGCCGCCCGCACGTCGCACAGAACCATAGCCGGCCCCCGGCCCGGATCGGCGGCTCGAGCTGCCGGTCGCAGCCGCAAAAGGGGCACCGCGTCGGCGTAGCTATTCGATCGCCGGCGGGCATGGCGTCGCCGCCATCGGCTTGCCGACCTCGTCCCCGACCTCGACGCGGCCCGAGATCGCCACGCCACAGGCCGCTAATGCGGTCAGCAGGGCCACCAGGAGTACGGCCCGCCTCATACGAATAACCCCGCACCGTGGACGCGGTCGATTCGTGATAAGACCGCGACATCGGCGCATGTATCCGACATCAGCAGGACAGTTTCTTTTAAGTCCCATCCCGTTGCCCGAAGCAACCACGGGGCTTTGAAGAGCACTCGCCGAGCCGCGACGCGCGTTAATTCGCGCTGGAGATACACCCGCTCCGGGTGCGGCAACGTGTACATCGGATCGCAGCAGACCGTCTCAAACGCTTCATCCCGAAATGGTAAACGCTGCATATCCGCGATCACCGTCACCCCTGGCACGGTGGGATCGAGATCCACGCGCACCTGTCCAATGCGGGATCCGCCGCAACAGACTTGCAAGATCCGCCCGATCGCGTGACCGAGAATAAACTGATCCCACTTCCCGCCCGAAAATACGGGCCGATACGCATGCCGAGATCCCGGCTTGGATCCACGACTGCCGGTATAGTTGGGACCCCCCTTGTCATGGCGATGCTGCCGACGTTGCTCCGCAGGCGTCACGGCCGCTGCCCCGTCCACGGGCGCCGCGTCTCGAACGGCAGGATCCCCCAGCGCACCGTCGGAATATCCCCCGTCCCCGCGCCGGGACAATGGTTGCCGATCATGTCGACAATCCAAATGCCGGTGTTCCCCGTACTCGCTCTGTACGCGACGATGTCCGCGGCGACTCTTGAACAGCTCGCGTCTTTGCAGAGATACCCCCAGCGCGCGTCACGCGCCTGTAGGGTGCGAATCACGAGGTCGAGGAAGGCCCAGGCACTCGCCCCCGTCTGCCCTTCGCAAGAGTTCGCCAGGAGTGTCGGATTGGCGGCCGCGATCTCCCGCACGACGCCTTCGCCGTACCCCGGCAACGGAATCACCGCGCCGGGGAGCGGCTCCGGTCCTTCCGGCCCGCGTGGCGTCGGCGTCTCGGTGTCCGAGCGATCAGACGTATCGGTATTCGTGTTCGTATTCGTGTTGACGGACGTGATCGTAATCGGCGCGGGCGCGGGCGTTCCCGTGGGCGTCGCAACCACCGGCGCCGGCTGCGTGATCGTCAGCTCGCAGCCGGTCACCACGACGGCGAGTAGGACGATCAGCAGCCCTCGCATGGTTTACGCCTTCGGCTCCGCCGTCGGCGGCAGTTCGTTGTCGGGGACGAGAATCAGCCCGCTGCACGCGAGCCACTTCACGATGAACCGCTTGCCGGGGACGATCGGCTGGCCGGACGGATGTCCCGGCGACGGCGGGAGCGGCGTGCCCGGCGTGCCCGGTGCGGGCGGCAAGCCCTGATCCGGCCGCGTCGGATCGAACGGAAAGACGGGGAGCTGCACCGCGCCGGGCGGCAGTCCCTGTGACGGATACGTCGGCGCGCCGGGCAAGGTGTTATCGATCTGCCCGCCGCCGTCCATGAACGTAATCAGTGCGACTCGTGATTGCATGGTGTGTGTCCTTTTCGTGAATGCTGGTTATACTCTCCCGCGATGCCCTACGGTCTCATGATCGGGTCAGTCGTGCTCGCGTTCGGTGGCGCCTACGTCGGCTTCCGGCTGTTCGACTGGTGGTACTGGCGCGCCGATCCGAAGACCGTACCCGAAGCCGAATGGCGCCGGACCCCCGGCGAATAATCCCCCCTTACGCCGGCGTCTCCGGCTGTGATCCGTAGAGCTCTTCAAACTGCGCATGCGTCAACACGCGCTCCGGAATCCCCGTGAAGCGATTCGCAAGAATCCAGTCCGTGTCGTGCAGAAAGTAGACTTGCGTCGTCCCGTGAATATGCGGGGGGCCCGTCTCGACGAGCGGATTCAAGCCGCAGGTATGGACGCCCACGGCCGGCGGATCCGATGCCGCGAAATATTGTTCGGCTAAGACCTTGCCAGGTTTCTCCACGTATTGTCGTTGCATGGCTACACCAGAAACGCGGGACAGGTGAACGACAGATCGCCGAGCGCGCCCGCCGGGAACACCTGTCCGCCCTGCCGCTGAAAGTAGAAGCGCCCGTCCACGGTTTCGAGATAGGCGTTGATGATCTCGCCCGTGCCCGCGATCGTCGCGCGGGCACTCCCGACCGTGCGCACACGCGGCAGCGTCGCAAATGGCGCCAAGAGCGACAAGAGCAGCGGCGTCCCCGTGATCGTCGAGTTGACGACATACGCACTCACGAGCCCCCACTTCCCGACCTGCACCTTTGCAAAGCCCACCACGTTGCCGGCCGTGACGGTCCACGCGCCACTCGGGTACACGCCGTAGTGTGCCGCGTTGAACGGGACATCGACGGTTTGTTCATGGACGAGAATCGCGGCATCGGCCGGATCCAGGATCGTGGTTTTGATCTTGTCCTTATTCCAGATGGTGCCGACGAGGTTGGAGCCGTCGTCGTCAACCAGGGTGTTCCAAGGGGCTCGATCGATCGCCATCAGGCGCCCGCCTTTCGTAAGAGCTGCTGGAGAATCGCATCGAACGAATGCCGGACACTCGACGCCGTGACGGTGAACTTGGGTTTCAGCGTCGGCGCGACGCCGAGATCGCTGATCGCGACATCCTGAATCGTCAGGCTTTCAGTGATCGCCGGTGACGCGAGCGCGAACGTGACGGTTTTCCCGCTCTTCGTTTTCGTGTCCCGGCTCGCATACGTCACGCTCACGAGCGGCCGGGAGTACAGCGCCAGCTCCGCGTCGCACACCTGGATCAGTGACGCCTCCGAGCGCCGGTCGTCACTGACGATGTGCTCATAGACGCCGTCGCCCGTCCCGTCGAGGGCGAGCATATACGCCTGCGCCGCGGGATCGTCCCGCTGGACCCAGACGTGAATCGGCGAGCCCTTCAACATGGTCTCGAGGATCCCCGTCACGCCCACGAGCGTCGGCGCCGCGGTGATCGTCGAGTTGTAGGAGACGGCCGCGACGAGCGCGCCCACGCCCGTCGCCGGAATGCCCGTGAGACTCGACGCCGTGATCCCGCTGTAGCGGATCGCCTGCTCGCCGTTGCCGACAATCGCCCATCCACCACCGGACAGGAAGGCGGCCGTATTCGCCACGATCATCTCGGTCGAGCCCGCCGGCACTTGCCCGTTCGGCTGCGTCAGCCCCGACGTGTCCCCCGTGGGCGCATTCGCGCCGAGCCCGGCGTCGCTCGTCGCATCGGTGTAGCTGGTCGTCGTGTTGTTCGCAATCGTCGTGAGCAACTTCAGTTGCCCGCCGCCGGCGAGCGTCCGGTAGATCTTGCGGCCAGTGACGCCGGACCCGCCCGTGGCGATCGTGACGGCAACTTGATTCGCGGACGCGGTCCCCGTGGCCGGCGGCGCCGCGCCGAGGCTCGCATTCGCCGCGGTGTCCGTGTAGGTCGTCGCGGTGTTATTCGCGATCGTCGTGACGAGCTTCCAGCCGAGGCCGTCCGCATACCGATAGATCCGGCGCCCCGTCACCACCGGCGGCCCGATCGGGATGCCCGAGAGCGGGACCGTGCGGTAGTTCGCCGTCGTGTTGACCGTCGGCGGTGCGGCGCCGAGGCTCGTGGCCTTGTCTTCCCAGAACGTGGCCGTGTTGTTCGGGATATGCGCGGCGAGCGCATACGGCCCCGCACTATTGGATCCCGTCGTCCGATAGATGCGCCGCGCGACGACGCCCGCCGGCCCGATCGGGAGCGTCCCGTGCGCATAATACGGCCCACCCGCGTCGGTGTTCCCGCCCAGCGGCGGACTCGGGAGCGTCTCGCCGCCACTCGTGACGAACGAGTACTTCCAGTACCACGGCCCGCTATTACTCGGCAGGGGATAGGGCGGCCCCGTCCCCGCATTCGAGAAGCCGATCGAGAACGTGCCATACGGCGGATCGGCGATATTCGCCGCAATCGTGACGCCGGCGCTGCCCGCGTCGAGTGAGGTCTCGCCGCCGGCCGTGACGAACGTCGCGCCGTAGTAATACGTCCCGGCGTCGATCGATCCGCCCGCCGTCGCGCCGCCTGGTGTCGGCGCCGTACTCGGTCCCGCCAGCGGCCCGATCGTGATGAGCCCGCGCGGCCCTGGCACCGACTCGCCCGACGCCGTCGTAAACGTCACGGCATATTGAAACGGCCCCGACTCGATCCCCGCGCCCGCGAGCAGCGCGAGTCCCGGCGCGCTCGACGGCGACGCGCCCGGTCCGACGAGCCCGCCCCCGCCGCCGATCTGGACGCCCGTATACGTCAGCACCCGCGACGCGGCCCCGTCGGGCGTGACGCCGCTGATCGCCTGGCCCCCCGCGGGATTGAACATCGTCGCTTCCTGGACGGGGACGGTCGTCACCGTGGCATCGACCGTCGCGGCCAGGTTCGTACTGGCGCCCTTGCCATAGACGCGCGTCCGCACTTGCGACTTGTCGATCGTGGAGCGAATCGCCGGCTCATGCAGGAACCGCCCTGGCGTGTCATCGATCGGATCCGGCGCCAGTCCTGGCGGCGTGATGAACAAATAGAGCGTCCGGTTCTCGAAGTACCAGTACCCGCCAATGATCTTCGCGATCGCGGTGAGACACCCTTTCATCCCGCCTTCACTGCCGTCGAAGTTGATCGAGATAAGCGGCAGGTTCGCTTCGACGCCCGCGCTCGAGTAGCCCGGCGCATAGGTCGCCATGAGCCATTGCGCGATCGTCGTCGCGCTCGTGTTCGTGAAGAGCCCGAGCGGCCGCTTGCGGTTCGCCTGCGCGGTATCGTCAATCGCCGTGCAGGGATGGAGCACCGTGGACGGCCGACCCGCATAGGTCCGATCGACCGTCTGCAGCTCCCCGCCGAACAAGAGCGTCGGATCGTTCGCATCGACCCACACCTCGAGCCGCTGCCCGAGTCCCGGCGCCGCCCCGTAGAACGTGAGCTGACACGTGTTCGGCGTGTCGAACACGACATCGCGGATCGTCGCCGACTTATAGATCACGCGCGTCGGACTCGTCGGGGCGGAGATGTCGACGCCGCCGAGGATGAACCAGATCCGCGCCGGCCGCAGCGCTGCCTGATCGCGCGTGAGATAGTTCAGCCGAAAGTTGTTGAGTCGCGCGGTGCCGAGGACGGCGGGTTGCGTCGGCATTACTGCACGAGGCTCCCGCGCTGAATCTGCCGGCTGATCTCTTCGGACACGCGCCGCGCGATCGCGGACTCGGTATCGACGACGTTGAACGTGTTATTCACCGTCGTCCCCTGCGCCGTGTAGCCGGCCCGCATCGCCCACGAGAGAAAATCTTCCGCCGGCCCGCCCCCGATCGCCCCCACGCCCGACTGACTGTACCGCAGCGAATACGCCTTGAACGCCGCCTCGAGCCCGCCGGGACCGAACGCGACATTCCCGAGATTGACGCCGACCGCGCCGGGCGCGTTCTTACTCGTCTCTACGGCCGTCTCGCGCGCCGCTTCCGTCACGCTGCGATACGTCTCTTCGAGTTTCTCCAGCGCGGGCACGGCCGCCGATTCGACCGTCGCGATCGACGCCATGAGTTGCTGGTCAAAAAACATTTGCGATTCGCCCGCCTTGCGGATCTCCGGCGCCAGCGATTTCATCCAGCTATCGAGCGAGCCGATCGCCGGCTCGTTGAGTTGCAGGATCCGCGTTTGTTCCTGTAGGGCTTTGTTCAGCGCGGAGACTTGCACCTCCGACAAACTCATCGCCGTCGCGATCGTGGATTGTGCCCCCCCGAGCGCGAGCGCCGCCGTCGCCGCCGCCGCCGTCGCGGGCGCAATCGTCAGCAGCGTATCCCGCCACCCGCCGCCGAGTTGATTCAGTTCCGCTTGCGCGTCACTCACTTTTTTGAGATCGGCGCGCTCCTTCTCGCGTAACTTGTCGAGGATCGTCGCGCTTTCTTTCGCTCGGTTCGTGTAGTGCGTAATCGCTTCGGCACTAATCCCAAACCGTTCGGCGAGTTGCTTCACGGTCGACGAGCCCTCTTTGAGTTCCCTGGTAATCGTCTCGAGGTCGCCGCTATTCCGCACCTTCGAGATCTGCCGGTCCCAGTCGGCGAGCCGTTGCGCGCCGGTGTTGAGCGCGGCGGCGTTCTTCGCATTCCACTCCGTATTCACCCGGATCGCTTCGGTCACGGTCGTGACCGCGTAGCCCGCTCGTTGCGTCGCGAGCGCGAGCGCGTCCGCTTGCGCGGTCGCATTCGCTGCCGCCACATCCCCCCAGCCGAGGAGCTTCGCCGTCGCATTCCCGATCGCCGTATCGAGCCCGATAAACTCGGCGCCCATCTTGGTGAGTTCGTACGTCGCGACGCCCACGCTCGCTGCGAGTCCGAGCGAACCAAACGTGCCGAGTTTCTCAAACGTCAGCCCGGCCACGTTGCCAAGTTCCCGTAACGCCCCGATCGGCCGGCTGAGATTGACGCCCACCGTCGACAGCACCCGATCGGCGGCGCCCAGGCCCTCCGCCATATCGCCAAACGCGTTGCCCGTGCTCATCCCGGCGCCTTCGAGTTCGCGGAGTTTGACGACGGAGCGATCGACTTCTTGCGTGAACTGCGAGAAGTCCGCCGTCATGACGCCACTCAACGCCGCCATTAGTCGAGCACCTCGAGTTCCGCCTTCTCAGTGCGCGCGTTGAGATCTTCAATCAGCACTTCGTACACCTCTCGAGGCAGCGCCCGGATGTCCTCATAGCTCATGCCCATCACTTTGCACAGCGCGAGATCTGTCAGGATACGGCGACGAGATCGCTCGTCCTTTTTTTTTCCGCAATCGCCCGCTCGTTCGCGGTCGCATGCGCGTCGAGCGCCTGCGTAATCTCCACGAGTGTCGCGACATCGAGCGAGCGGAGCACGTCCCGCCGTTCGTCCGTCGAGAGGCCGAGGTGATACGCGATCGGGGTGTCGTTCACGCCGACGAGCGTCCAGCTCACGAGATACGCGACGACGACGGCGAGCGCCTTCCCCGCGCCCATCTCCGTCAGGGAATCGATGTATTCGCCCGCATTCAATTCTTTTTTGACGAGGAGAAAGTCGCCGTCAGACAACGGCAGGCGGACGGTATCTGGCGAGACAACCCGACAACGCGCCATAGAATCCCCTTTGCTACCGCACCGGCGGTCCCAGTGTTGCCCGCAGACTCGACTCCCCGATCGCGATCGTTTCGATCGGCCAGGCCCAGAACCCGCCCGGCCGCGGCGCCGTGAAGAGGAGCGGCGCCTGGCGCGCTTGAAACTTATCCACCCGCGCGATCGCGCCGCTCAGGATCCACCCCGTGTCGGTTTTGACAATCCGCCACGTGCGCAGCTCGACCGCTGGGCGATACCCCCAGACGATCGACGCCGCGCCGCCGTGCAACGCGATCGTGTCGAACACGTCACCGCACGAGCTGCGAGAGCAGCCAGAGCGCGAGCCCCGTCGCGATCAAGTTGATCCGCGACGTGACGCCGGCCGCCGCACAGACGAAGCAGACGAGCGCGATCACCGCGAGGATCAAGCCGATCGTGAGCACCATTACACACCACCCGACAGCGGGAACGGCCCAGCGGCGCGCCATGACCCAGTCACTTTCGGCGCGGCGAGACTGCAATCGATGCTCGCATCCATGTAGGCGAGCCCAGACCAGAAGAACGTGGTTTCGGTGTTATTCGGGAACAGTTTGAGCATCCCCGGTGTTTCCTGTTCGGCGGCTTCAAAGATTTCGACGTTCGCCGAGTTCCAAAATCCCGCCAGGGTCCCCTCTCGTTTTGCGAGACCTGGAACATAGACGTGGTTGGTGTCTAAAAAACAGGTGACGTCTTCGTACTCGATCGAGAAATCGCCCGTCCAGGCGTTCAACGAAATCAGCGCCACCGGCGTCACGCCCAAGGGATCCCACAACACCTGCCCGTACCGCCCAGTCTTAATAGCCATCGCTGCCCCCTATCCTTCGAGTTTCACATCAAGACCCGTCGCCTTGATGATCTCGGCGAGCTTGAGATACATCGCGCGCCGATACCGGATCATGGTCGGCACAAAGACCGCCCGTGGAATCCCTTTCTTCGAGAACATCCGTCCGCGCCGGGCCCCCTGTTTCGTTGTGCGCTCGTGCAGTTGGTCGCCGTGCTCGTACCACCACGCATGCGGCGCCCTGCTCAGGACTTGCGCCGCCACGGCGTGCGGCCCAAATTCCAGGACGCGCACCCTGACGCCCTTCTTTAACTGGCCCGGCGGAATCTTCCGCCCATTTTTCGAATTGCCCGGCCCGATCGGATACGCCGCTTCAATCTCGGCCGCCGCCGCATAGGCGGTATCCAACACGAGCTTGGATGCCGGCGCCTTCAAGTCCGTGGGCAAGTTCGCGAGCGCGATTTTCAATTCCTGAATCCCAAAGAGACGGAGCGCGGCCGGCATTAGGGCGCCACCTGCACCGCGCGGCATTCCATGTCCACACCCCGCATCTCGACGTTGTCGACGCTCGTGATCGCAAACATGTGACTGCCCCAGATCATCCGGGTCTGCGTCGTGACGCCCGGGTGAAAATCGCCACGCACCAGCCACGAGGCGGAACTCGTCGGCGTACCCGCAGCAGGCTCGATAAACACGCCGATGTCGTCCCCGGTGAGGAGCGTCAAGCTCACAAACCACGCGGCCGGGACCAGATCCGTCCACGTCACCGGTTCCGTCGGCGCCGGATTTTGAAACGTCACGAGATGCCGGCGAGCCCCGCGCGCCATCACGCGACCGTCGGATCGCGATAGGCGGCGAGCAGCGCGTAGATCTTCGGCCACGGATCCGGGAGTTCCCCGTCACCGCGGTCCTCGTAGTAGTACGCCGTCAGCAAGTGAATCGCATGCGTCACGGCCGCGGGCGCCGTCGCGGCCGTCCACTCGGGATTCGCGGCGACGGCGAGATACGACAGGATCGCCTCTTGCGCCGTGGCGAGTTTCTGCGCCACGTCGGCATCGTGATCGGTGCCAGTGATCCGCAAGTGGACCTTCGCCTGGGCGACGGTCCAGAGCGGGTCCAGCGTGACGCGTGAGAACTCAAGCGTCACGCTGGCACCTCCTCCGCGGTCACGTCACTGGCCGGCCGGGGAGCGGCCGGGACTGACGGCGGGTCTCGTTGAGCCAGGGTCGACAAGGGCCAGTCCTGCTGTTGCCGGTACGGCGTCTCGCCGCCGGGGACAGGCCCGAGCCCGAACCATTCGGATCGCGCCTCGTTCGGCGACAGCACGCCCGCGCTCGTCGCCGCTTGCGCCGCTTGCACGCGACTCATCGTGTCCATCCAGATCAGCAAGGTGTCATCAAATTCGATCGTGAGATACGACGGGAGGTCGAGCCCCTCGCCCAGCGTGTTCGCGATGCTCGTCAAATGCGGCTCGAGACACTGCGACTTGTATTGCAACTGCGAGGCTTCGGCGTTCGCGTAGGGCGGTTGCTTGCTGCTGTTGAGGATGGAAATCGGCATCCCGAGCACTTCGCAGATTTTTTCTTCCGTCCATCCGAGCTGCTCGATCACTTGCGCATCGACGGCCGAGGTCGAGACGGACTCGTACTTCATCCCGAGTTCCGCGATGAGGATCTCGCCGCTCTTGAAGTTCGCCGCGTCCGCTTTGAGTCGCGACGCCGAGAGGGGATCCAGTTTGGTCGGCGCAATGAGGACGCCCGACGGGCGCGCACCCTTCGCGAAAAACGTGGTGCTGTTATCCGCAATCGCTTTCGCCTGCGCAATCGCGCCGCCGACGGCCGACAGCGGCGAGACACCACAGAGCGGGTGATACAGACAGTTCCAGCGGTCGTGAATCAGTTCGCGCGCGGGAATGACGACGGGCTGCGACGAGTCTGGCATCCCCGCGAGGTCGTTCGATTGCAGCTCGTAATAGACGCTGCCGTCGGGCGCGGTCAGCACCTTCACGCGCGCGGGATCGAGCCGATGCAGTTCGTTCACGACGCCGCGCTCGTCGCGCCGCTTCAGCCCGTAGAAGTTCCCGTACAGCAACTTGTCGAGCACCCAGGTCTCGATAAATTGCTGCGCCGTCTGGTAGTGATTCGGCCGGCGCAAGACGGGCGAGTACGCGGGATTCGCAGTCTCGGTCCAGAAGCCATTCCGATCGCGCTCGAGCAAGAGCGGCGGCGCGATCTTACTGATGTCCTGGCTGATGCGCGACACCGCGCCGAACACACTCGGATTCCCGAGCGCGGAGTCGGTCGTGAGCGGATCGTTGTTCTGCCAGGCGCCCGTGTAGGGCTCACGGACGACCGGATACCACGACGATCCACTCCCGCCGCCGACCAGCGTCAGCATCGACGCCAGCCGGGATCGCACCGTACTGAGCACGCTCACGCGCCTAGCCCTTCGTGCCGCTCGCCGCCAGCGTCGTGGTGCCCGCGGGCGACGGCCACGCCGTGGCGGTGAGGTATTTCACGGTATTCGTGCCCACGCGCTTCCACGTGATATAGCGCTCCGCCCGCAGTGCCACGGCGTTCATCTGGAACATGGACACCAGCACCGTGGTGTCCACGACCGGGGATGTCGGCGCGCTGTCCATTTGCAGTGACGCCTCCGTGCTCGCATCGATCGTCACGCCGCCGTCATCGGCCATCAGGATGTATTGCGGGGCCAGCGCCACGACGTTGGTGGTCAACGTGTTGGACGTAATGAACTGCAAGCCCTTATACGTGCCCCCGTTGATCCCGATGCCGGGGAACTCGGGCGAGCCGTCCAGATTCGTGCGGAACGACAGCGCCAGCGCATTCGCGGGTGACAAGAGAAACGTCAGCCCATCGACGGGAATGTTGTTCGTCGCGAAATGGTTGATCAGCCCGAGAATGTCGGCGAGCGGATTCGTGGTGGCTGCCGCCGTGGGCGCGCCATTCGTGATCGAGGCAGGATTGACCCCGGCCACGGCCGCGACGGCCGGGTTGATAAATTGCGCATCGAGATACGCCGCGATGTCTTTCACGAGCGAATCGCGGACGACCGCCTCGGCGGACGGATTGCTGAAGCGCACCAGCTCCTGTGACAGCACGACGATCGCCGCGACTTTGTTGAAGGGCAAATTCTCCATCGCGAACGCCATCGCGGTGACGGGTTTCGGCTTCAGCTCCCCCACCCACGCCACGACGCCGCCGGCCGTTTGCTGGGGCACGTTGACGTTAAACGGCACCTTGCGCAACCCGGCGATCTTCCCGATGATCGTCGCCGCGCGGAGCAACGGCAGGAAGTCCGCCGTAATCGACGGGTTGACCAGCGGCTTCGCCCAGGTGGCATCAGTCGTCGTGCCCGCGGCCACGGCCGCCTTCAACGCGAGCGCCACATCCGGCGTCGAGCTGCCCCAGCGGCTCTGCGCATACGTCACGGCGTCCGTGTTCATGTATTTGCAGCCGATGCTCGCGAGCACGTACCGCGCGAACTTGATCCCCGGCTCGACAGTCTCGGTCACGGAGACGTGCGAGTAGGGCGACGCGACGGCGGTCGCTTTCGTCATCTGCACCGCTTCCAGGTCGCGCCAGCGGGCTTCGTCGGTCTCGCAGGTCTTAATCTTCAGTTTGATCTCGTCCACGGTCGCGGCCGTCGACTCATCGAGCGTGCTGCCCGCCGGCGCGCTCTCCATCAGATTCTGCATCTGCATCCCGAGGTCCGCCCGTGTCTGCGTGAGTCCTTGAATGCGTTCGGCAATCGTCATAACGGGCCTCTCCTTCGAGACGTGTTTATGGCTGAGAATCAGGGCGTGGGGATTGGCGGGAATACTCACCATCGAGACCTCAAAGATCTCGGATTTCAGGAACTTCGTGGCGCCGTTGGTCAGCCGTTCGACGGCATCCCCGATCGGGCGCCAGCCGACACTCATGGTCTTGATCACGCCGGCCTTGACGCTGTGCCAGGCTTCGTCGAGCCGGTCCTTCAGGCGCCCGCCTTCGTCGTAGTTCGAGACCACGGCGTCGAAGTAGATCCCGTCAGCGGCGGCGCGCAGCGTTACCCAGCCCACCGGGCTCTTCTGGTCGTGATGTAGCAGGAGCGGCACGGGATTCGTGAACGTGATCCCGGCCGGATCGAGGATGTGGCCCTGGCGATCGAGGGCGGGCGTGGACGCGATGCCGGCGAACGTCCGCCGGTCCGGATCGAGCGATTTGATGTCGAGGGTGAACGCGCGGTCCATCGGCCGCGCCAGTGTGCGCCCGGCCGATCGGTTATTCAGGTTTCTGTATTTTTATGCGATCGAGTTCGCGCCGAATGACGGCCGCGACGCTCATCTCGAGCCGTAACGCTTTGCGACAGAGGCGATCGTATTCTTTCGCGGGCAAGGTGAGGCCGACCTGCACCGAGGTGTCATCCGGGGAGACGTGGGGACGCCCCGGCCGCCGTTTCATCCCACGACCTGCAACGTATACATCGGCCCCTGCTGCGCATCCCGATACAGCACATCGAGCGCCGTCACGAGCGCCGTCACGCCGTCGATCCGCTCTGTTGATTTCTCCTTGCTCGGCTGGATATTCCCCGCGAAGTCGATATCGATCGCCACGTTGCCGATATTCCAGCGCAGCACCGGATGCCCGTCGTGGTGCAGCGCGCCCGTCAACACCGCCTCTTCCAGGGCTTTCGACGGCGAGGACAGCTCGGCTTTCGTCTGCCGCACCTTCACGCACGGCCGTTGATCCTCGTCCCCCAGTTGCCGCATGAGTTCCACGGCATTGTACGGATCGTAGGCGACGAAGCGCACATCGAACCGCTCGCAGAGGTCGTTGATATAGGCCCGCACCAGGAGCTGATTCACGGTCGGGCCCGGGCACGCCGTGAGCGAGCCCCGCCGCGCCCATTCGTCATAGGGCACCCGATCGCGGATCACGCGCTCACCGATCCGGTCCGCCGGCACGAAGAAATGCGGCAGCACCGAAAACCCGACGCCGTCCGCATCGGGGAAGACGGCGACCACGGCGGTGAGATCCGTCGTGCGACTCAAATCGAGGCCGAGATAACACCGCCGCCCCGCGAACGCCGCCCAGTCGATCGGCCCCTGGCACGCATCCCAGGCCGTCAGCGACAACCAGCGCGTGTCCTGTTCGGTCCACTGGTTGAGGTAGAGGCGGCGAAACGTGTTTTCCTGCGCGGGAATCGCTTTTGCCCGCGCACAGACGATCCGCATTTCCTCGATCGACCGGAAGTCACCCAGGGCCGGATTGCAGCCCTTCCAGACTTTCTCACTCGTCCAGTCGGCGTCCGCCGGCGCTTCATACAGCAGCGGCAGAAACGTGGGATCGAGCTGGGGATTCTCTTGCACCTTTTTCGCGTGGCTGTACAGCTCCCAGAGAATCGAGTGCTTGTCGTACCCGGCCGTCGAAATCACGAGAAATAACGGCTGTTGCCGCGCGCCCATCGAGGTCGACAGCACGTCATACAGCCGGCGATCGGGCGCCGCGTGCAGCTCGTCGTAAATCACCATCGACGCATTAAAGCCGTGCTTGCTATACGCCTCGGCGGAAATCGCGCGGTAGAAGCTCGCGCTCTGCTCGTGCACGATCCGCTTCTGCGAATCCACGATGTAACACGCTTGCGCGAGCGTCGGATCATTGCGGATCATCTGCGCCGCCACGCCAAACACCAGGCCCGCCTGGTCCCGATCGGCCCCGGCCGAATAGACCTCCGCGCCGACTTCCCCATCGGCCAGGAGGCCATAGAGCGCGATCGCCGCCGCCAGCTCGCTCTTCCCGTTCTTGCGCGGGAGCATCAGCAAGCACGTCCGATACTGCCGCCGCCCATCGCGCCGTTTCTTGAAAATCTGCTTCACGATCCGGACTTGCCAGGGGCGGAGGTGGAAGGGCTGCCCCCCGAACACGCCTTTGGTATGCGTGAGGCTGTTGATAAACGCGATCGGGTCACGAGGGGGGAGCGGCCCCTGCTGCGGCCCCCCATCTCGCGTCGGTTGGTTCCGGTTCCATCCGCCACGGCGGGACCGTTTCGTGGCGATGTCCACCAGTTCGGGCATTAGTGGGTCGGGCATTGGCTGCGTGTCTG